GCGCTCAACGAGCCAGCGATCTGCACGGATACATTGCCGCTCGACGGAAAGCCTACCAGTGTCGCGGCATCGTTCTGTGCTGCCACCGTCACACTGTTGCGCATCTGATTGCCAACGGACATCGCCTACCTCCTCGGTCTTCGTGGTCAGTTACAGTCCCATGCCCGTAACGACTTGTTGATCCGCGAGTTCGGATCATTGGCCGTTTTCGCGCTGGTCAGCTTTTCTTTCATCCCCTTCATGCGCCGACAGAAGGCTACCCGCCGCTTGGCGCTCTTTTCCGAGCGCGCGGCCTCCGCCTTCTTCACCGGACGCTTGATGTCCCGCCCCTCGGCACGCAGCGACGCACGGCCCTTTTCATTCAGGCCACCCTCGGGGTTCTTCCCTTCGGCGCGCTGCCACGCAGGGGACTTCGCCATCAGTCCTCGTACTCCTCGTCGTCTTCCATCTCGTCGTCCGATTCCTCGTCCATCATCTCGGAATCGTCCGACTCCTCCGGCTCGTCCTTCAGTAGCGCGAGTTCAGCCTTGAGGTAGCCGATCTTTTCTTCAAGGGCCGCGATCTTGTCGGCCTTGGACATGCCCTCTCCCTTTGAGGCGTCCAGTTCTTCCTTCAAGTTCTCGCCGCCCTTGGGCTTCCCAACAGCGATCATGACGGCAACGCCAGGGCCTTTGCCCTTGCGCTGCATGACCGGCTTGCGCTTCAGCTTCTCTTTGAGCTGGCTCTGCATGTCCTGCTGCTTTGAGGCGACCGCCTCCATCCCACTCTTTGGCATATGGCTTCCTCACCACCCGTCTGACGGGAGTTGTGACGTAAAGTTTCCTACTGCCGCCAAAGATCGTGGCGGACCTGACTCGCCATTTTCCACGTTACTGTCCCGTCCCCGTTCGCGCAATGGGAATGGCGTAAACTCTGCTGGCGGAACACCTTGCACGCGATCCCACCCGTAGAGCGCGAGTCCGAGCGCCATCACGCCGTCGTCGTGTTCTCCAGGCGGCGCTTCGTATTTTACGCCTGTCGCCGTGTATGTGAACTCAAACGCCTCCAGCTCGGCCACGAGCCACTTGGCGGAGTCGCCATCGGGGAGCGCCAGCTCGTCGCCCTGGAAGGCGGCGACCAGTCGCTGCATCAAGCGCAGTTTGGAGGGCTGGGTAAACACGTGGGGCGTCACATCGACCCCCATCAACTGCAAATCGCTCACAATCGCGTCGCCAACGCCGGTCGCGTCGGCCACGATGGGCGTGCCCTGCGCCAAATCTTTGACTTTTTGCTTGGTGACCGCCCACGGGGCCTGCCACCGCTCCAACATCACCACCCTTCGGTGGGCATCCAGCCCCACCACCACGGTGAAGTCAAGACTTCGGGCCAAATCGACGCCATATACGACGGCAGGGAGGCGGTCCCGCTCGTTTTCGGGCTTAACGGCGCGTCGGATGGCGTCGAGACCGAACGGGTTTGCGCCATCATCTGTCGGAACGCCCTCGAACTCCTGCGCGAAGACCTCTGGTGGCAGTTCGCGGCGAGCGATTTCCACTTCTTCTGCCGGTATGTAGGGATTTTCCAGCGTCGAGGCCCTGAAGCTCTGCCAATCGGGGTCATCGGTCAGCCCTCGGTTGAATAGCGTGACAAATCCATGCCGCCGCCCCTTTGGCGTCCCCAAAATCAGCGCCCGACCGCCCAAATCAACCAACGTCGGACGAATTGCGGCCTGCCAGACCTCCAGCAAATCGCGCACAATCCCCGCCTCGTCGATCACCGCGAGCTTGTATTTGCGGCCACGGGCCGGATCGGGCGTGTCCAGCGTCCAGACCTCGACAATGCCGCCCGTGACCAGCTCCAGGCGCTTGTCTTGCTCGGAAACACGTGCTGTGACCGGCGCGAGGCGGTCCACCAGCTCGCGCCACGCTTCCAGGGCGATTTTGTAGCTGGGCGCAAACCACGCCGCTGGCTCTCCGGCCAGCGCCACGTCGCAGACTTCGCGGATGCCGCAGGCGGATTTGCCCCACCGGCGTCCGCACATGACCACGCGGAAGCGGGCGGGGTGGGTGGCAATGGCCGCTTGGCCTGGGTGGCGCTTATGGAGGCGCACCACGGTCTCCGTCCCGCCTTTATGCTTGCCTTTGGGGCTCGCCATCAGCCGAACCGCTCCCGCATCCGCGCGCTGGCGATGGCGTCACAGACGGCCTCGACTAATTCGTAGTTCATGCCGTTCGACAATCCGGCGTCGTCCAGCGCCACGTGGCAGAGTTCGTGGAAAAACACCCGCCACTGGTGGCGCTTCATCGCGGTTTTGTCGAGCGTGATGGTGCGCGTGGAGTCGTCCCAGATGCCCCAGCACTCGTCCCCATCGGGGTGCTTGATCTTGGGCGACAGGGCGACCGTCACCTCCCCTGCGGGGGCCATAACGGTCTTGGGCAGCGCGGGAAAGCTGATAGAACGCTTGGACGGAGGCATTAGACGGGCTGCGCTGTGACGGTTTTGCCCAGCGCCGCGATCGACGCTTGGCCGTTGACCACGTTAACCAGCTCCACCCCGTACAGGCCAGTCTCCTCGCCGTGGCTGACGATGGCGAACCCGTTGGTCCAGTTCGGGGCGCTGACGTAGCTGGGGTTGAGGTCGCACATGCAGCCGATTTCGTAGGCGCGGCGGACCTGTTCAGGCCGGAGTCCGACCGCTGGGATGCGCTCTAAGCTACTGCCCATGCGGTGCGTATGGCTGTGCATCACGCTGCTATGCCACTTTTCGGCATGCCCTCGGGCGGAATAGGCCGCGTGCTTCCGCACCATGTCGCCGTGGATGACCAGCAGCTCGTCCGCGATCAGCGCATGGTCCTGGAGCCGGATCGGGCACCACTCGGGGTAGAACCATGTGTCGTACCGCAGCAGTTCCTCGGCCTTGGGGTGCCCGTACAGCACGGGCACACGGTCGCTGAGGTAGCGATGCCACCGGCTCGCCGTGCCGTTGCCGCTGTGGTTGGCCTCGGTTTCCACGATGTCCATGTTCCACGCTGCGCTGATCTCGCGGACCAAGTGCAGGAACTTGTGGAACTCGGTCACTTCCTGGCGCAAATCCCAGGTGTACCGCTGATCCTTGGGATACCGGCTCACCGCCAGCAGGTCCACGGTGTCGCCGTTCAGGATAAGTCGTTGTGGGCGCAGGAGTTGGATCGTTTCCAGCAGCACCGCGATGGCCGTGTTGCTCTGCGCGGGGAAGTGGAAGTCGCCCGCGACCAGCGTAAACCCGTTCGCCTCGACCGTTCGCGTCGGTTTCTCCGGCGCAGGGAGCGCGACAGGACGCAGCCTGTCCAGCCACTCGGGGATTTTGTCCGCGTCGATCTTCGTGCTGGGGTCAAACATCGCCCTGTTGAGCGGCGTGACCTCGGGCCGACGATTGCGGACGACCCCGATCTGGAGGCCTTCTTGCTTGTTGTGAATTGACCCTGTGGACCGCCCCATGAGCTTGGCGATCTGCGCGATGGTGCATCCGGCTTCGGTCAGTTCGGTGAGCCGGTTCACCTCGTCATCAGTCCAAACCGTCCGCACACGCCTCCGAGTTGGTCACGCGAGGTCGGCCCGCGTTGGGCACCGGCACATACGCTTCCCCACACTTGCTACACGGCTCGCCCGCTGCCGGACGCCCCCATTCCCCGCACCACGCGCAGCGGTGCAGGGCTGTTGATTGGGGGCGCGCAGGGTGTGTCATATAGCGGGGGTGGGAATCGAACCCACGGCCTGCGGTGTATGAGACCGCCGAGCTACCACTGCTCCACCCCGCACCGAGATCTCTCGTTCTCTCGTGCTCGCGTCAACGCGTTGACATGAACCGTTTCGCGTTTTCGTCTTGCGCACGCTTCGCGTTGATCCCCCCTCTCACTTCTCCCCCCAACCTCTGGGGTTTGGCGCAGGCTGTCAACCCCCCATCCTGCAATCTTCATCAAATCTTAATCTTTCCCTCATCTCCGCTTAATCTTCGCCTCCGGCGATTCGGAGCGGCGTTTGGACGGCGATCTGCATGATTGCCCCGCTGACGACCTCCTTTGCGGTGTCATTCAGCGCCAAGACGTTCTTCACCGGCACGTCGTCCTCGACGATCTTCACCTGGAGCGTTTGCGCGCCTTGGTGCTCCACGGTCTGGCGATCCCCGTATTCTGCCGGATTCGCCTTCCCCGCTGCCCATTTCAGCGTTTCGATCAGCACCCGATCTGCCGCGCTGGAGTAATTCGTGCTCTCCCGCGCGACGCGTAGCGCCTCCTCCGCCATCGCGCTCGCCATGAGCTTCTTGGCGCGCTGATAGTCCCCCGCCCACTCCTCGCGCTCCGTCATCCACCGGCGCACCGTGCCGTCCGACACGTCGAGTTGCATCGCGGACACCGCCTCCTTCACGGTCTGCCCGTCCGCCATCCTCCCCAGCACCTCCGCCACAACCTCCGCCTTCCGCTCCTCACTCACCGCGTGTTTGCGCGTTGACATGTACCACTCCCTGTGATTAGCGCATCGAGCCATCCGCCTTGCGCGGAAAGCTCCGGTTCGTCCCCTTGGGCACGACGCGCGCATTTTCCACGCCGTTCCCGCCGCCCTTGGACAACGGGCGCACATGATCCACGTCCTGGCCCTTCTTAATCGCCTTCCGCTTCAACACCGCCCGACGCAGCCGCTTCCGCTTCGCGTTCCCGCTCTGCGATCCCGTGCCGCTCTCTCCGCGCTTCTTCTGCCCCGCATACTCCTGCGCGTAGTCCCGCTCGTACCCTGCGCTTGATGGCATCGCTCCTCCGTTGTCGTCGTCCCCGCACGCCCACTCCGCGCTAACATAATGCCCCCACGGCACATCGCCTCCGTTGACATGTACCATGCCCCGTCTGACCGTGTGAGGGTGGTGCAAGACCGTGCGTGTTGCCGCTCGGGGTATACCCCCCTCGCGCGCGCACACACGCGCGCCCGCGCACGCGTGCACGTGCGCGCGCCCGCGCGCGTGCGCGTACGCGCGCCCGCCCGCGCGCACGTACGCGCACG